TGTTGTTAACAAAGAAACTGGTGAACAGAAAGAAGTTGTGATGAGTGTTCATGACTGGTCCCAGTGGTGTGAAGATAATCCAGGTTGGCTTAGAGATTATTCTGATCCTTCAACTATGCCTGGTGTTGGTGAAGTTGGAGAGTGGAAAGATAAACTGAGAAAAACTAAACCTGGGTGGAATGAAGTTCTACAAAGGGCAGGAAAAATGCCTGGATCTGGGGTGAAGAAAATATAAATGTCAAAGAAAAGAAATGGAGATCATCCCATCGGGGTTGGACTGACTGCAAAGCAAATGAAAAGAAAAAAACCTGTAAATGCCGAATATCTAGTTAATATAGATCCTATTACAGAAAATCAGAAAGTTTTATTTGATTCCTATAATGAAGGTAAGCACATTATTGCATATGGTGCTGCTGGAACAGGAAAAACATTCATTACTCTTTATAATGCACTTAAAGATGTTTTAAGTGAAGATACACCCTACGAAAGTATCTATTTGGTTCGTTCATTAGTTACTACTAGAGAGATTGGTTTTCTTCCTGGTGATCATGAAGATAAATCCTCACTTTATCAGATTCCTTATAAGAATATGGTAAAATACATGTTTCAGATGACTTCTGATGCTGATTTTGAGATGCTATATGGCAATCTTAAAGCACAAGAAACTATTAAGTTTTGGAGCACTTCGTTTTTAAGAGGAACAACACTTGATAATGCTATTGTTATCGTTGATGAATTTCAAAACTTGAATTTTCACGAACTTGATAGTATAATAACCAGAGTTGGTGAGAATAGTAAAATCTACTTCTGTGGAGATGCTACTCAAACTGATTTACAGAAAACAAATGAGCGTAATGGAATTGTTGATTTCATGAAAATCATTAGATCAATGCCATCCTTTAATTTAATTGAATTTGGTATTGATGATATTGTTAGATCTGGACTTGTAAAAGAGTATCTTATCGCAAAACTTGAAATGGGTATGTAATGTTTAATCATGTTGAAATTGACCTCCCTAAACTTGATAGGGAGACTATAGATGGTGTTCGTTATTATTCTGTTCCAGATGAAGATGAACTAATTAAGTTAGTATCCATTACTTCCGTAACTAGTCATTTTAATAAAGAGATCTTTATTAACTGGAGAAAGAGGGTAGGTAATGAGACGGCAAACAAGATCACTAAGGCAGCGACCAGACGTGGAACTGATATGCATACTCTTACTGAACATTACTTAAAGAATGATGAGGTACTACCTAAAGTTCCACCTATTTCTGATTTTTTATTTAAAATTGCGAAGGGTGAACTTAACAATATAAATAATATATACACTCTGGAAGGGTCGCTATATAGTAAGCAATTAGGTATTGCGGGAACGGTTGATTGTATTGCAGAATATAACAACGAATTGTCGATAATAGATTTTAAAACGTCTAAGAAACCTAAACCACGAGAGTGGGTTGAACATTATTTTGTTCAGGCTATGGCATACGGTTGTATGTTATACGAACTGACAGGTATTTCTGTCAAAAAACTTGTAATCATTATGGCTTGTGAAAATGGAGAATGTGTCGTCTATGAAGAAACAGACAAAGCAAAGTACATCAAACTCCTCGCGGAGTACATTAGAAAGTTTGTTGGAGATAAATTGGAATTCTATGGAACCTAATAAAGAACTTGAAAAGGCAATAGAAAATAAGTTTCTAACTCCTTCAAAATTTGCTCTTGAAATTGAAAAGATTGTAGCAGAAGAAGAATTTAATTATATTGATGCTATCTGTCACTATTGCGAAGTTAATAGTCTTGAGGTAGAATCAGTAACGAAACTTATTTCAAAACCCTTGAAAGAAAGATTAAAATGGGATGCTACTCGTCTCAACTATATGAAACGAACTTCGAGAGCAAAACTTCCAATCTAATGCCCACACAAACTGAATTATTACATTATCGTCTTCAGGCTGTTTTAAGAGATTATAATATGCCTGATTTGGAATATATTGGGGAACGACTTAGTTATAAATCTGGTGAGATGGTTCCTTGGTATCGTATAGGAGGTGCAGAAGTTCCTATTGATGCTATTACAGAATTTGAGACTGAAGAGAGTGATGAAAGTGACCCCATTTGAGACTTATCAATCATACTTATCGATGAAAAGTCATTTTACTAATCCTAAATATGACTTTTTTAAGTATGGAGGTAAATCTCGCGCCACTATGAGTTCTTTTAATAAAAGAAAGGATAAGTATTGGTTTGAAAAAACTTCTAGGAAGTATTCTAATCAGGAAGTATTAAATTTCCTACTATCAAATTTCGTAAACACTGACAACCCACAAAACTTATGGATTGGAGAAATTATCAATTCTGGCGAAAGGACATACGCCGATTGGATGAGAAGGCAACAGAGTTTGACTTACTTATTCAAAGAACAACTAAACGAATTGCTATCCAGCAAAAGCTTGAACGAAGTATTCAATTGCTCGAAGGGACACCCCTTAGTTCTAAAAAAATATCTGGGTGGGGATCTAAGCTTAGAAACCTTCGTGATACTGGAAAAAATCTTTTCTTTCAGAAAAAAATTTGATAAAAAACTTGACGATCCAGTGTGGGAAACCGTCAGCTTAAAGATCAAAAAATACACACCTTTCATAAATATTAATGTGTTCCATTATAAAAAAATCCTAAGAGAGATTGTAAATGAGTGAATTTTTTAATTCTGAAATCGTTCAGGAAGAACTGGATGAAATCCGTAGAATGCAAGAAGAAATTTATGGTCAGGTTATGAATATAGACACATTGACTTCTGAAGAACGTCATGATCATATTGAAGATCTCTGTGAGTTGTTAGAAAAACAACGAATTATGTATACTAGGATTTCACTTTCTGATGATCCACAAGCACTTGAATTGAAAAACCAAATGCAACAATCAGTAAAAATGTTGGGTTTCCCAGAGGGTACTGATATGAATGTACTATTTTCTGGTATGAGAAAAACTATTGAGGCTCTTAGACAACATATTGACTGAGAACCAATTATCTGCTATAATCTAAACATCCAAACAATCCTATTAAATCCGAGGTAATCTTAATGTCTTTCGCAGACTTAAAAAAGCAATCTAAGCTTGGCTCTCTTACCCAGAAACTGGTAAAAGAAGTCGAAAAAATGAACAATAACGGTACATCAGGTGATGACCGTCTCTGGAAACTAGACGTAGACAAGAGTGGCAATGGATATGCCGTCATACGTTTTCTTCCTGCTCCCAACGGTGAGGACCTACCGTTTGTTAAACTATACTCCCATGCCTTCCAAGGTCCTGGTGGTTGGTACATAGAGAATTCTCTGACTACTCTTGGTCAGAAGGATCCAGTTTCTGAGTTTAATACTACTCTTTGGAACAATGGCACAGATGCTGGTAAAGAAACTGCTCGTAAGCAGAAGCGTAAGCTCACCTACATCAGTAACATCTATGTTGTGAAGGATCCAGCAAATCCTGAGAACGAAGGTAAAGTATTCTTGTTTAAATTTGGCAAGAAGATCTTTGATAAACTAACTGCAGCAATGCAGCCTGAGTTTGAGGATGAGGAAGCAATCGATCCATTCGATTTCTGGCAAGGTGCTAACTTCAAGTTGAAGGCAAAGAACGTTGCAGGTTACAGAAACTATGATAGTTCTGAGTTTGCTGCTCAAAGTCCAGTTCTTGATGACGATGATGCACTAGAAGCACTCTGGAAGAAAGAAAGTTCTCTTCAAGAGTTTGTTGCTGCTGATCAGTTCAAGTCTTATGAAGATTTGAAGAAGCGTCTTGGTTATGTTCTTGGCAACAAGGTTGTTCGTCAGGATTCAGAAGTTGTCGAAGAAGACAACGATCGTGGTTCAGCAGAAGAACTTGTTACTGCTGCCGTATCTGTTCCAAGATCAATTAAGGTTGATGAAGAGGAAGATGATGCACTATCTTACTTTGCTAAACTAGCAGAATAAGGATATATTGGGGGTCTTCGGACCCCTTTTTTTATGGTAGTAATAATTCTACGTTTGCTGCTGCTATAAGACCGTCGTGAATATATTCAGAGGATTCAGAATATATCAGTAGTTGTCGCATATCATTCAAGAAGGTTTGTAAATATTCTGGTTTTAGTACATATATATTTCTTTTTTTATCATTTAGACGTACTTCATATTCATAGTTATTGATACCTATTACTGGATTTAAAGTTTCTGTTGGTGATCCTCTATCTGGTTTTGGTATAGTAAAATTACTATTAACAACTTTACCTTTCAATAAAATTAAGCGATTTTTAGAATCTTTAACTTCTGTAGTTTCATAAAATCTTGTTTGGTTCAATTTAGTACCATATTTTTCGTAAGCAAAATCATAAAGATCTTTATCATCAAGTGGCCAATCATGTCGAACATTGATAATACCAGCACTCATTAGTACAACCCAATCAAGTTCATCACTTCCATATAAGTCTTCTGCGACTGTATCTGGACGAGATCCCTGTGGGATTTCGTATTTGTTGAAGATAGTAAAAACATTATGTAAATCATCTCTTAATTTGATACGACGAAAGAGATTTTTAACCTGTACATAATCAAATGAAGAATTTTTATTGGAATCAAGTGATGGGTATAATAAATCTGGAAGTTCTCTAAAATAACTCATTAATACCCTACTCCTTCTAATCCTTGTTCTGCATCATAATCAATATCAAAGATTGGCTCAAGTTCTTTAAATGATAAATCTAAAATCATAGAAACTGGTGTTGCATCATCATATGTTGAATATACACCATCACCAGTATAATTTACATTGACATCAGTTAAGAAGCACTGTTTAAATTTATGTAAAAATGGATGATTTTTTAGTCCACTTCTGTACCGTAATTCAAATATATTTGGAGTTTTTAAGAAGAAACCTTTACCTCCTGGATTTGATTTTGGTGCCATGTTCCTCTTAAATGCTCTTATGATTAGCTTACATTGCTTTGCTTCTCTTTCATTTCTTGGAGTGAGTTTAAATGAGAATTTAAATGCTCTCAATTTTGGTCCATTAAAGAGGAGCTCCATGTTAGGATTTATGACTTCACCTCTTGACCTTGCATATAACTGATTAGCTGTTACGTTACCACCAAAAATACCTAATGCAGCAGATGTTAGTTTAGTTAGTGCTAGATCTTTTGCTTTATTAGGAGTAACACCACCTTCTGTAACGGTTCCTTTAAAGTTAGATGCAGCGTTACTTACTACATCTGCCATATTCTTTTTGGCTATATCTGTTTCACTCATTACCGTATATACAGCTGTTGCAGCAGCACCTTGAAGACCATCTAATTTGCTATCAGAATAATCGACGGAGTTAGTATCTTGTATGTTAGCAGGAATTGGTAGGATTATAGTACCTGTATTGATTAATGGTCTATTGGCTAGACCATATGATCTCATACCTCCTGCTCTTGAATTAAGATTAGTTCC